CGTTTAGAAAGTTTACATGTAAATACGATTAATCATGAATTAAATGACGAAATACAACCCTCTGATGAAAATACATTTTTATGGCGATATTTACTAAACGTAGAAACATATCTAAATGGTGGTGAAACTTTACAAAAAAAAATGAAGGATATGGTTAAACCACATTGTCATGAATACAATTCAAATTATCAGTATGTAGATGATCAACCTCTATTTAATGAAAAATATATAACAAGTCGTTATATTGTCGGTCATGTTCCTTTTATTAGTACTTCAGAAAACGATAATATCAACTGTAGTCATATTAAGTATGAGAATGATGTTTCACAAGTACAACGATTTTTTGAGGAACATCAAATTAACGAGGATATTTATATTATACGTGATGTAGCATATGGAAATTGGGCAGATGATATTAGAAAATGGAAACAAAACGCTACAAACCCCACCAAGATTGTTACCATTCAAAGCGCTGCTGGTATTTTTGATCCAGGTCCTTCTACACATTATTATAGTAGTGCTGGGGTAAGACAGGGTTTTTCAGATATAAGTTCTGAATCATATTATGGATTGTTTGATTCAACAGAAGATGAAGAAACTAAAATTTTATATCCTAAAATTGAAGAGGATGATGATGAGGAAGAGGAAGAGGAAGAGGAAGAGAAATTTCTACGAAATCAATTATTGTTTACACGGTTTGATTGTACATTACATGGACACACAAAAGATCGTTTATCGGATGGTGTACATGAAAGAAAGACAGTTCAAAATTTTATCGAGTCTGCAAATACAACTCTTGTGGTAAAAGATGGTGAAAACTACTATTTAAGTAGAAAGAATAATTCAAATAAGGCACAATCAATAACGGAACTCCCAAAACAGGATATAATTATTCATTTGACCTCTAAACAATGTGGTAAGTTAAATGAAGACATAGGTACAACTTATGAATTCAAAAAATATATCTCCAATAGTGGGAAAATGAGAATTATGTCAAAAAAATTTGGAGATCACGGTCAAGCAGTAACAGCATGTCGTTCTAAATTATCTTATAAACGATTTGTACCAACAAATTCAACAAATAATGTGCAAATTATTAGTGAAGAAAGTAATGGTATTCATGCGTTTTTATCATTTGATCGTGTTGCGGTTGTATCTGCAATATATTATGGTGCTCCTATTGTAATTTTCACAAATCATTATGGTGCTCTTATATTTTTAAGTAAAAATTTAAAAGAATCGGTTACTACACCTAAAACAAAACTAGATTCAATCAAATTGTCAATTGAAAGAAAGGAAAAAGAACATAGTATAAAATTTAATGAAGTGCAAAAATTGGAACAAAATAAACCGTTAGGCACAAAAATCGCTAGCAAAATTAGTAATATAGAAAACTCTTTGGGTGCTATTCAAACTTATATTCAAGAAATCTATAATTATTTACTTAGCGATGTTGCTTATGAGCAACATGCTAGAGGTGATATTGTATACCAATCATTATTGTCAATATTATTTATGTCACGCACATTTATAAATTTTTATATGACAAATATTGTTAAAAATTTGTTTAAATTTATGGATAATGTAGTATTGGAAGATACATATAATACATGGAAAACAAAATACACCACATATATTGATACACAAAATCCAAACGAAGAAGATGAAGAGACTATTAAGAGTGATATAGAAAACAGAATTAAGTTTTTAAATGACATTACTACTATGACAAATCAATTACAAAACAATATATCTAATTATATTATCATTGAAAACGTTGAAAATGGTCTTAATCAAATTGCATCTATTATTAGGTCTACGGTAAATGATAATTCATTAAATGGCAATCCGTATAAAAAGATATATAATGTAATGTCTCAATTAAAAATAGCAAGTACTACAAAAGAACGTTTTGATTCATGTAATCCTTATAGCGGAACTCAAAATCCACGATATTGGCGTAGTAAATTAAAAAAGGAATCTTATCAAACTCCATTGGGTGTATCTTTGTGTTTACCCGATTTTGTTGTTATTACTGAAAATATTGACGATTATGTGTTTAAACAATTTACATTGAGTAGTGGTGTTCAAAAAGATGTAACATTCTCTATTATTTTTACTATTATATTAAACAAACTCTATAATAGTTGTCAAACTGAATTGAAAACATATTTATATGTATCATTTGGTTTAATAGAAGAAGGTAAAAAAGATAATTGGGTTTTGGATAATAATAGTCGCTGTTCATTAAATTTAAAATCAATAGTTGATGCAGATATGATATTCGAAAAAAATATTAATTTTGCTGATATAGATATTGTAGTGCAAGAAGAAGGACAAACATTAATAGAAGCATTCAATCCTGGTGAAAAATCAACGTCAGAATCTACATTATTAGTCAATGAAATTGTTAGTGAAGAACGATCTAGAGGTTTTGTTCGTGAACCATATAACTTACGATCTCAGGTACGAATAACACGCAGCGGTACTCAATATGGTTTGAAAACAGGCGGTAAACAAAATAGAAAAAAACGTATGAAACGGACGAAACGACGTAAAACAATAAAAAAACGTAGAACAAAAAGAAAACGGAAGATTCATGGTGGTTCAGTAACGCAAACACAAACTACTACTACAAAAACAGAAATTGATAATTTATCAAGCAAACAACTTTATGAACGCGGAAAGAATATTTTAAATATTTTAAGTAAGTATCCTAAGGATCGCTCAGATATACGTAAAAATAATTTACAACGTGAATTGATAATGATTAATAATTTTCTTGATAAAAGGGGTGAAAAACCAGTAACGCAAACTCAGTTTCCGGGTGTTGGTAAAAAAATAGGAGATAGTTCGCCAAGTATGGAAAGTATTATAAATAATTCAATAAGAAATATAACTAGACTTATGAAACAAAATAAAGTGGTCCGTGAAGCAAATCCAATGGATAGATTAACAAAATCATTTGATGAAGTTATTCGAAGAGCACATATATTAAAACAATGTGAAGTAGCGTTGACAATTATCGGTAAATTCATTTTAATAAATAATCCCAATTTAATGAAGGATTCAGAAAGTATACCGCAAAATGGAGGCAATATTAATGAGATTGCTAAAAATATAAAAACTAAAAAACAAAATAATTCTAATTTAAAAGACTCAAATGAAACAAATGGTTTTGATACACATCCCTTTACATTATTGGAATCAATGATAAATTATAATGGGTTATTGGAAACTTTAAGTGAATTTTTTATAAATCAATATGATTTGGAAATGGATTTTGAGAATTCAGAAAATACCAAAAACGAAGATAATTATCAAAATATTCTTAATGCTATAATAAATGAAATGGAATCTAATAAAAAACAGTTACACGCTTCTTATAAAATTCAAGAAGAACATCTAGAGGGGATATATGTTACTGTTAACAATGAAAAATTACCTAAGTATCCTGAAATATATGATGATGATATTGATATTAATAATGTTATTAATACTACTGATGAGAATGATATTCAAAATGTTATAAAAACATTGAATGATCCACCAGAACTTAGAAGATCAACACGCAAAAAAACACCAGCGATGATGACGAATGTTGATAAAAAGGGAAACTATGTACTAATACCAGCTCCTGGTAATAGATAAATTATAATAAAGTAAAACAACTATTATTAATTATTTTACTAATTTATACAATGAATAACGATATATACATAGATTACAAACCCGAAAATATTAATTCGAAACAATTAAAAATAATGGTGTTTGTAATGAATGCTTTAGAAAAAGGGTGGACAGTCAAGAAAGAAAATGATAATTATACTTTTGTAAAAAAGCATGAAAATAAAAAAGAAGTGTTCAAAGAAGAATATTTAGAACAATTTTTATTGTCTAATTTTGATATTGACACCATAAAATGACTTTCCAAAATAATAATACTTTATTTCAACTCATTATCGTTAGATATTTAGAAAGATTAAATTGGTCCATTTGTTTTAACACTGCTATGGTGTGGTTTTGAATTAATGGAATACCCAAAAGTATTTAGCAAAACTTTTTTATTCATTTTTAAACATTTTAAATGAATAATTAAAACTTTAACAAAAAACAACTTAAAACTAGTAACAAAGTTATTATTTTTGTAAAAATGGCACTTTATAAAAATAAATTTAATTTAATTAAAATCCAAAATTATTTTCTATTACAACAGTATATAAGAAAAAATGGCTGGAGCACTTATGCAACTCGTCGCCTATGGCGCCCAAGACGTATTCCTTACTGGAACCCCTGAAATTACCTTCTGGAAGGTGTCTTACAGACGCCACACCAACTTTGCTATGGAATCTATTGAGCAGACATTCTCTGGTCAGGCAGATTTCGGTCGCCGTGTCACCTGTACTATCAGCAGAAACGGTGATCTTTGCTACCGCACTTACCTTCAAGTAACTCTTCCTGAGATCAACCAGGACATGAAGGCTAGTGGTGACCAAGGTGTTTTTGCCCGCTGGTTAGATTTCCCTGGTGAGCAACTTATTGCCCAGGTTGAGGTCGAGATTGGTGGTCAGCGCATTGACCGTCAATACGGTGACTGGATGCACATCTGGAACCAACTTACCATGTCTGCTGAACAACAACGCGGATACTTCAAGATGATCGGTAACACCACCCAACTTACCTACATCACTGATCCTTCCTTTGCTGACATCAGCGGACCTTGCGCTTCTGCCGGTGGTCCTTCCCAGGTATGTGCCCCTCGCAAGGCTCTTCCTGAGACTACCCTTTACATCCCTCTTCTTTTCTGGTTTTGCCGCAACCCCGGACTTGCTCTTCCTCTTATTGCCCTTCAATACCACGAGGTCAAGATCAACATTGATTTCCGCCCTATTGGTGAGTGCTTGTGGGCTGTCAAGCAACTTGACGGAACAAGCGGAACTCTTTCCACTTCCACTGCCTACCAGCAATCCCTTGTTGCTGCTTCCCTTTACATCGACTACGTCTTCCTTGACACCGATGAGCGCCGCAAGATGGCACAGAACCCTCACGAGTACTTGATTGAGCAACTTCAATTCACTGGTGACGAGTCTGTTGGTTCTTCTTCCAACAAGATCAAGTTGAACTTCAACCACCCTTGTAAGGAATTGATCTGGGTTGTCCAACCTGATGCCAACGTTGACTACTGTTCTTCCCTTGAAGGTGGTCAGACCCTTTACAAGACCCTTGGTGCCCAACCTTTCAACTACACTGATGCCGTAGATGCTCTTCCTAATGCCGTCCACGCTTTCGGTGGTCCTGCTGAGACCTCCGGTGCCAACGCTTTCATCACAAGCGGTGGTCTTTTCCAAGACCCTGGTGCTATGGGATCTGAAGGTGTAGGAAACGCTCCTGCTCAATGGTCTGATGCTCCTCTTAACCGTAATGTATTCGGTGCTGAGACAGCCAACCCTGCCCTTGGTGAGGTTGCTGAGGGATCCTTCGTATCTGATGCCGGAACATTCGTCCTCTCTGAGACTGCTCTTGACATGCACTGCTGGG